CCAACGGTGACCCCGAAAGCACGGTCGGCCCGGACCGCTGGATGATTTACAGCCCAAAGAACGCCACCTGCAATTGGAGCCAGCTGCCGCTTGAGCAGGACGCCAATATCAACGAAGCAAAGTTTGCCCTGAGACTCTCGCGGCAAGGTGAAGGCAATGGCTGGAATCTCAGTCAGCGCATTGAGAACGTCGAAACATTGGCCGGCGGGAAGGTCACCGTCTCGTTTTATATGAAAACCAGCGTTCCACATACGTGTGCGGTGATTCTTCGCCAGAACTTCGGGGTCAACTCAACCGAGCCGAACGTCGATGTCGGCACATCGGTGGAGTTGACAACGGTATACAAAAAATACGTCGTTACTCTCGACCTGGGCGGCGTTGTGAACAAGAACAAAGGCGTCGCGAACGACTTCCTGGAAGTTATCTTGGCCAGCGGGGGAGCCGGTGCCTACTACACGGACATTACCAACGTCCAGATCGAGTCCGGCAGCGTGGCGACTCCCTACGATTACAGAACGCACCAGGAGGAGTACCGCGCATGCTTGCGCTACTTCGAAAAGTCTTTCCTGCAGGATCACCCGTTGAAATCCAACAACGGTCCGGGGACCTGTATTGCCACCTTCACGCAATCCGCATCAGCACAGGCCTCGCAGTCAGCCCTGCGTATGGACTTCCGAGAAGTGAAGCGCGTTGTTCCTACGTTGAAGCTATTTTCACCTGGTGAAAGCTCGTCGGAGATCTGGGCACAGTCGGCCGTAAAACCCTGCACTCTGACGAATATCCAAAGCTTGTGGTCGACAGGCTTTTCGCTTTCATGCCTTCCGCCGGCTGGGTCCATTCCTGGCTACACCCTGCAAATTGAGTGGACCGCCGAAGCGGAACTTTGAGGTGATGACTATGGATACAACTGAGTACAGATTCACCCCAGCCGGCGTCCGGCGGATGAGTGACCGCGTGTTCATCCCGGAAGATATGGGCAACAAAGACTGGGTAACTTACTTGGAGTGGGTCGCCGATGGCGGCCAAACCTTGCCAGAGAAGACCGTTGAAGAAACGGCGAATGAAGAGCGGCGCTGGCGAGACTTGGAACTTCAAGGTGTCGCATGGCTGCGTGAGCGTCACCGTGATGAAGTCGAGTTAGGCAGTGCGACGTCATTAACCGCCGATGAATATGCTGAGCTGCTGGCGTATATGCAGCTGCTGCGTGACTGGCCTCAATCAACGAAGTTTCCAGTGCAGAAATACCGACCCAAGAAACCTAGCTGGATCGCGCTACAAACCCAATAACGCCCCGCACTGTCGGGGCGTTTTGTATTCCGCCACACGTAACACAAACACCCTCCCGGCCTCGCTTATGCGGGGCTTTTTCGTTTCTGGAGCATTCGATTTATGAGTTTCTTTCACGGCGTTACTACGACCGATATCAAGACAGGCGCGCGCACTATTTCCTTGCCGTCGTCTTCCATCATCGGACTTTGCGACACCTTCACCCCAGGCGTCCTCGGCGGCGGTACTGCCAAGGCCGGCGAGCTAAAGTTGATCACCACCGAGCGCGAGGCTATTGCTGCCTTCGGCGCCGACTCGGCGATCACCAAGGCTTGTAAGGCGATCTACACCAAGGCCAAGGCGGTGATCGTTGCCATCGGCGTGCCGAAGCTGGAAGACGCGGCGCTGCAAACCTCGGCGGTCATTGGCGGCGTTCTGGCCTCGGGACAGCGTACCGGCCTACAAGCCTTGCTCGATGGCAAAAGCCTGTACAACGCGCAGCCGCGGCTGTTGATTGCGCCAGGTCACACTGCCACTCAGGCGGTCGCTACCGCGCTTGATAGCCTGGCGCAGAAGCTGCGGGCAATCGGCATTCTTGATGGCCCTGGCACCACGGATGAGGCGGCGATGCTTTATGCCGATAACTTTGGCAGTCGCAACCTGTTCATGGTCGATCCGGGCGTTCAGTACTGGGACACCGAGTCCAGCAAGACAGTTGATGCGCCGGCCTCGGCTTGGGCGGCGGGCTTGTTCGCTTGGACCGATGCTGAATACGGCTTCTGGGCCTCGCCGTCGAACAAGGAGTTCACCGGTATCACTGGCACTACCCGAGCTGTCGAGTACCTGGACGGCGACGAGACGTGCCGGGCGAACCTGCTGAACAACGCCAATATCGCGACGATCATTCGCGACGACGGCTATCGCTTGTGGGGTAACCGCACGCTGTCGAGCGATCCGAAGTGGGCGTTTGTCACGCGCGTTCGCACGCTGTTCATCCTTATGGATGCTGTGCAGGCCGGCCATAAATGGGCTGTTGACCGCTCGATCACCAAGACCTACGTCAAGGACGTTACGGATGGGCTGGATGCGTTCATGCGCGACCTCAAAGCCCAGGGCGCGATTATCAATTTTGAGGTGTTCCCGGACACCGAGCTGAACACTGCCAGCCAGATCGCCCAGGGCAAAGTTTATTGGCGCATCCGCTTCACTGACGTGCCGCCGGCAGAAAACCCGAATTTCCTTTTCGAAGTCACCGATCAGTGGATGACCGAAGTTCTTGAAGCAGCCTAAGGGGCCTAGTCAATGATTCCTCAGACCTTGTTTAACACGAACCTGTTTGTCGACGGCGTGAACTTCGCTGGCGACGTGCCGAGCCTTACGCTGCCCAAGCTGACCACCAAGACTGACGAGTATCGCGCTGGCGGCATGGCCGGTGCGATTGAGATGGACCAAGGCCTGGAAAAAATGGAGGCGTCCTTTGTTACCAAGGGCGTGCGCCGCGAGTCGTTGAAGTACTTCGGTCTGGCCGATGGCACAGCTTTCAATGCGACGTTCCGGGGTGCCTTCAAGGGGCAGAAAGGGGCCGTCACGGCGGTTGTCGCTACCCTGCGCGGTCGCCTCAAGGAGCTCGACCTGGGGGACTGGAAAGCCGGTGACCCTGCCGAGATCAAGCACGCCGTGGCAGTCGCTTATTACAAGCTCGAAATCGACGGGCGCCTCATGTACGAAATCGACATGGTCGCCGGGGTTCAGGTGATAGACGGCAAAGACCAACTCCTTGAAGTGCGCACCGCACTCGGCCTCTAAGGGAATAGATTCAAATGAATAAAGCAACGTCTAAAGCTGTACCGGCTTGGCTATCACTCACTGCGCTTGCAGCCGTCGTAACGCTCACGCGACCTACCAATGCCAACGGCGTGCTGGTCGAAACATTGACCTTGCGGGCCCCGCTGGTACGGGAAGTGCGGGCAGCCGACCGCGCCTCTAACGGCGACGAAGAACAGCGAGAGCTGATGTTGTTTGCTGGTCTGGCAGAGGTAGGTGTTAAGGATCTTGAAGGCCTGAAGTTGGCGGACTACCGCCGTGTTCAAGCCGCTTATGCACACTTGGTGCCGGATACCGACTATTCGGAATCAATGCCGCCGTGGCTGTCGGTCAACACTGATCGAGCCCAGGTCACCCTGACCTGCCCAAGCGAAGTTAATGGGGTATCGGTTGATACCTTGGCCCTGCGCTCCCCAACAGTGGGCGATGTGCGCGCTGCTAATCGTGACGCGGGCGGGGATGACGAACAGCGGGAATTGATTTTGTTTGCCGCGCTTGCCGGTGCGCCTGTCACGGACCTGGAGGGCCTGAAGCTGGTGGATTTTAACCGTCTGCAGGCCGGCTATTTTCGTTTGGACCAAGACGACGGGGTTTAACTCTCACGTCATAAAGATGGCCGCGAAACGTCTGGCGGCGGAAACAGGATTTTCCGCTGCTGAGATTTTGTCGATGCCCTTTGCAGAAATGGTGTGGTGGCTCACGGACTGAGCCGCCTTCGATAAGGTTATCCAAATGAGGGCCGTGACATGGCGAACAAAATCGCCCTCGGGCTGGTGATCGGCGGCGCCGTCAGTTCGACTGTCGGAGCTGCGTTTAAAGATGTAACGGGGCGCATCAAGCGTCTTGAGGCGGAAGGCAACAAGGCGCGTGTCCTGCAGCGCACTATCGGTGACACCATTCGCCTGCGCGACGAGTGGAAGAAAGCCCACGACAGCGGATCACAGGGCGCGACCAAGTTGTTGGGCCGGTTGAATTCCAACCTCGATAGTTTGAAAAAGCAGGGAATCGAGGTCGGCCGACTGGAGAAAGCCTATCGCTCTATGGGGCAGACAGCCATCAAGGCGGAGCTCAAAGCCAAGGGGCATCAGCAGATCGATGCTGGTAAGACTGGCATGAAAAGCGCCCTCGGTGCCGCTGTCGTCGGTGTCGGCATGCTGGCTGTTCCGACCAAGGTCAGTGCGGATTTTGGGGCGATTGTTCGTGATATTGCGATCAAGGCCGGCATTGCCAACAAACCGCAAGAACAGGAAATGTCGCGCAAGATCATTGATACGTCGCGCGACACGGGCATGGCGCGTAACGATGTGGCCGATGTGGTTAACCAATTGGTTGGCGCCGGCATGGACTTGAGCAAGGCCCTGGAATATGCGCCAGTCGCGGCCAAATTTGTCGTGGGGCAAGGGTCGAGCGGTGTTGATACAGCGAAGATGATCAACGCGCTGGGTCAAAATGCCAAGATCACAGATCCTAGGCAGATGCAGCAGGCCCTGGAAGCGATTGCCTACCAAGGGCAGGCCGGTAGCTTTGAAGCGGCCGACATGGCTAAGTGGTTTCCTGAGTTGTTGGCGAACATGGGCAGCCTCGGCATTACCGGCATGGATGCGGTTACACAGTTGGGTGCCATGCTGCAAGTGCAGATGAAATCTGCCGGCGGCGCCGATGAGGCGGCAAATAATCTCAAGAACTGGATGGGAAAAATCGGCTCCGGCGAAACCGTCAAGGCATATGCAAAGGCTGGTATTGACTACAAAGGGTCGATGCAGTCCGGTTTGCAAAACGGTATGTCCACCCTTGAAACCAGTATGTCGCTGGCGCAGAAGTACATTCAGGCCACGGATCCGAAGCGCGCGGCGGCGATGGCGGAGGCGACTGCAAAGATCAGCAAGGAGTCGGACCCGGAGAAAGCCAAGGCCATGATGGCCTCGCTGGAAGAGTCACTGCGCACCGGTGACCTGTTCGCTGACATGCAGGTAAAGGCTGCGCTCTCTGCCTATATGCAGAACAAGGCGCTGTACAGCCAGCTTAAAAACGATTCGCGCGATGCAACGGGCATTCTCGACAAGAACCTCAGCGAACGACGTGAGGCGTCGTCGCAGAAGTGGGCCGAAATGGCCCAGTCAATGGATGACGCCATGCGCAGCGTTGGGGACGCCCTGCGCCCGGTCACAGACACCGTGGCGCAAGGACTGACCAAAGTCACCAGGGGCATTACCTCGTTGTCTGACAGCGCGCCAGGTGTGGTGACGGGCATCGCGGCGGTCGGGGGAGGGTTTGTCGCGCTCAAGGGGCTGCTCAGTTCGTTCAAAATCGCTAAAGGTTTGCTCAACGTCGCGCGGGGATCGTTGGGTGGCAAATCCGGCGAAGTGCAAAAGGTCTTTGTGACCAACTCCAAGGATGGCGCTGGGGGCGTAGGAAAAGGCGGCGAGGCGAAAGGTAAGGCCGGCAAGGCCCTGTCGTTAGTTGAGACTGGTCTCAAGGCAGTAGCCGCTCTCAAGGGTGAATCGGTTGATGGTGAGGGAAAGGATGAGAGTAAGACCGGTAAGTTAGGCATCGTCGCTACTGGCCTCAAAGTGGTTTCGCTGGCTAAAGAAGCGGTATCTGGCGATGACAGCGCGGGAGGTGACGATGCTGCGTCGAATGGCGACGGCGTCCAAAAGGTCTTCGTCGTTAACTTGAATGCCATGGGGGGACCTGGGGGGCCAGGTGAAACCCGCCGACGTGGGCGCGGTTCAAGACGTAATATTCCGCGACGTCGGCCGACCTCGCTGCGTGCTCGGATGCCGGCTCCGCGTCCGCCGGTACCACGGCCTGCAGCACCGACTCCGCGTCCTCCGGTGCCACGGCCTGCAGCATTGGCTCCGCGTCCGGCGTTGCCACGGCCTGCAGCACCGGCTCCGCGTCCGCCGCTGCCACGGCCAGCAGCACTGGTACCGCGCCCGGCGGTGCCACTGCCTGCAGCGCCGGCTCCGCGTCCGCCGCTGCCACGGCCAGCAGCACTGGTACCGCGCCC